ATGCTGGGCGACGGCATGGTTGAAGTAGAGCTAGATCCTAAACACTACGAAACAGCCCTAGATCGTGCTATAAACAGATACCGTCAGCGTAGTTCAAACTCAGTAGAAGAAAGCTACATGTTTATTGAGCTAATGCAAGATGTTAACGAATATCGATTACCTAATGAAGTAGTCGAAGTACAAAGTGTATTTCGTCGATCTGTAGGTAGCCGAAGTGGTTTAGGTGCAGGTGGAACATTGTTCGAACCATTCAACTTGGCGTACACAAACACATATTTGTTATCAGGTACTATGATGGGTGGATTAGCAACCTACGAAATGTTTGCTGGTTACCAAAAACTAGTAGGTCGTATGTTTGGTAGTTACATTGAATTTAAATGGAAACCTACTAGTCATGTACTAACTATCCTACAACGTCCTTTTGCCCAAGGTGAGCAGATCCTAATACGTTGCCATAACTTCCGTCCTGATTTTGTATTGCTACAAGATATCTACGCAAAACAATGGCTACGTGATTATACCCTAGCAGTTTGTAAAACGATACTAGGTGAAGCACGTAGTAAGTTTGGTAGTATTGCAGGCCCAGGAAGTCCTATTACTCTTAATGGAACAGCATTGCTCGCGGCAGGTAAAGAAGAGCTAGTAGCATTGGACAAAGAAATTGATCTTAACACAGCAGGCGGCACTCCCCTAACATTCATAATTGGTTAAAAAATATTTGACCTTGTAATAAAACTGTTATATACTAGAGTTACTTTAGGGGGCTCTATGATTATTGGTGTATGCGGTTTTATTGGTTCTGGCAAAGATACTATTGCCGATTATCTAACAAATTTCCATGGGTTTAGACGAGAAAGTTTCGCAAACACTCTTAAAGACGCAGTAGCTCAGGTATTTGGCTGGGACAGAACCATGCTAGAAGGCCGCACAAAATCTGCCCGTGAATGGCGAGAACAAGTAGATCCCTGGTGGTCAGAACGTTTAGGAATGCCAAATCTTACTCCACGTTGGGTCCTACAATACTGGGGCACAGAAGTATGCAGACGAGCCTTCCACGATGACATCTGGATTGCTAGCCTAGAAAATAAACTACGCAACTCAAAAGATAATATTGTAATTTCAGACTGCCGTTTTCCTAACGAAATTAAATCAATCAAAGACGCCGGCGGCATGGTAGTCCGTGTTGTACGCGGTCCTGAACCTGAATGGTACGAATCCGCAATCAGCGTAAATCGAGGCCCTGATGGTAATGTAACCTGGGCAACTAGCAAGGGCAAATTAGAAAAACTAGGAATTCATGCTAGCGAAACTGCATGGGTAGGAACTAAATTTGATGCTGTTATGGATAATAACGGTAGCATTGATGAATTGTTTGCTCAAGTTAAAGATCTGGTGTCAAATCACCTTGACGCCAACGAACACCCTCCTTATGAAGTATTCGTTGGCAGTTAGCACATATTGTTTTTAAGTTTGCAGGGCGGCAATTATTAAGATTACCGTCTATATGGAATACATTAAACTGTTCCTGAAACTTACTTCTATACCCGCACTTTTCACAAGTATCTTTTTTATGATATCCTAATTGGCTCCAACGGGGTTTCTTGGGGGTACTGCCGCGACTACAGGTATCGCATTTAGAACGATAAAAAGGTTTCCCTTCCTTATAATAGTTAACAGCACACGGTCGTTCACCACAAGTTTTACATAAAGAGCGCATACAGATATTTATAACCGCCCTTTTCACAGCCCTTTTATAGACGTATATCGGTACCAAAAAGTTAAAAACCACTAAATACATGTAGAATTCGTATTCATGGAGATCATAGAATGGCTACATTAAACTCACCAGGCGTAAGCGTAACGGTTATAGACGAAAGTTTTTATACACCGGCTGCTCCTGGAACAACACCGTTAATCGTTATCGCTTCTGCTGAAAATAAACAAAACAGTTCCAACACTGGAACAGCACCTGGTACATTAAAAGCCAATGCAGGCCAAGTATATTTGCTATCAAGTCAGAAAGATTTAGCAGATAATTTTGGTACACCAGTATTCAAAACTGATGCTAATAACAATCCTATTCATGCTGGTGAACAGAATGAATATGGTTTACAAGCGGCTTATAGCTACTTGGGCGTAAGCAATCGTGCATACGTTGTACGTGCAGATTTAGATTTAAATCAATTAACAGCAACACCAACAGCACCAGTAGGCGCACCAGCAAATGGTACATTCTGGTTTGATACTGCTAACACAATATTTGGTATTTTTGAATGGAACAGTGCTCCTGCAACTACTACAGGTGGTCAAGGCTTCAGTGTTAAGCATCCAACAATCATTACTGATGTTAATCAACTAGTGGGCGAAGTAACTGACGGTGCCCCAAAAACAAGTTTTGGTACTATTGGTGATTATGCAATTGTTGCAACAGAAGCAACAGTTAGATTATGGTTTAAGAAATCATTAACTGATTCAACCGCAGGTGTATGGGTAGACGTTGGCGGTCCTGAGTGGACAGCCAGCTGGCCAACAGTAGTGGCACCTAATGATCCTGCACAAGCTACAGTTCCGTTAGCAAACGGTGACACTCTAGTAGTTAATGGCAGTTCGATTACAGGTACCGACACAATTGATGGTCTAGTAGCAGGTATTATGAACGCCGAAATTTCAGGAATTACTGCCGCTAAAGTCAACGGTAAATTAGAAATTTATTCAGCAGGTGTCAACGTTGTATTATCAGGCACAACTGTAGCAAAATGTGGTCTAGAGTCTAAGACATACTTAGCACCAATGGTTAATATCAAACCGCACTATCAAATTCCATTATTTAAAAAATCAGATTTTAATAACGGCACATACGCAAACGGACGCCCAACTGGCAGTATCTGGATTAAGACAACAACTCCTAACTTAGGTGCAGACTGGATCGTTAAGAACTACAGCACTGCCGCTAAAGCATGGCAAACTCTTAGTGCTCCTATGTATACTAGTTCAGCTGCCGCACTACTAGCATTAGATCCAAAAGGCGGTGGTGTAAACTTACCACTAAGCACTTTGTATGTTAAGGCTAATGATGCAGAAGAATTTAATTCAACTAGCGAAGCACCTTATGCAACATTTAAAATTTACAAACGTGCTGGTGTAGGCGCAACTACTATTACATCTAAAGTATTAACAGCAAACAGTACAGAATACGGTACAGGTAGTTTAACTTATAGATTTGGTATAAGTGCAACACAAAAAGGTACAACCACAGTTCCAAGTGCAACTATTTCTATTGACTTTACTGGTGCTAACGACCTAGCTAATGGTCCAATATTTGCAGAACAATTAACAGCACAGTTAGTCTATGCCGGTATTACAAATGTAATTGCTAATTTTGATGTTGCAACTGCTCGTATTGTTATTACCCACACAGAAGGCGGCGACATTTATCTAGATGACACATCTGGTGTACTAGTTGATAGTGGATTGTTCCAAGTAGGTACAACTATTAATCTGTACAATGATGCAAGTGGTATGCCAAACAAGTATGTAGCTACACTATGGACCAGCGGATTAAACGGTGCCGGACTAGGTGCAGTAGCAAGCAGTACAGCTCCTTCTAGTATCCCAGCAGACGGACAATTATGGTACAACAGCATCCATGATGAAGCAGATATTCTAATTCATAACGGTACTACTTGGGTAGGTTTCCAACATTCAAGTTCACAGTATTACGAAGTAACTGATGCTAAAGGTCCGATCGTATCCGCTACTAAGCCAACGCAACAACATAATGGTAACGCCCTTGTTACTGGTGATTTATGGATTGATACTAGTGATTTAGAACACTATCCTAAACTAAGCAAATACAACGGCGATACTAAGAAATGGGTATTGGTTGATACAGCTGACCAAACAACTGAAAACGGTATCCTATTCCATGATGCACGTTGGAGTGTAGATGGGATGTCAGCTAAAGCATCACTAATCGGTGATTTGTTAGTAAGCGATTTCTTAGACGGTGATGCTCCAGATCCTGCACTATATCCAAAAGGTATGTTGCTATGGAACCTACGTCGTTCAGGATTTAATGTAAAACGCTTTGTACAAGGTGCTGTTGATACACAAGCACGTAACAAGCGTTATGGTGCAGGTGAAGGCGAATTACAAACTGATTATTATCCACATCGTTGGGTATCAGAAGCAGCCAATAACGAAGACGGTTCAGGAACATTTGGTCGCCATGCACAACGTAAAGTTGTTGTACAAGCTCTACAAGCCCTTGTTAATAGCAATCAAACAATCCGTGATGAAGAATCACGTGTGTTTAACTTGTTAGCTTGCCCGGGATATCCTGAGCTAATTGGCGAATTAGTTAACTTAAATGTTGATCGTGGACAAACAGCGTTTGTTGTTGGTGATACACCAGCACGTTTAGCAAGTGATGCTACTACATTAACCAACTGGGGCAATAACATTGCCAAGGCATTAGAAGATGGCGATAATGGACTAGTTACTAGCGATGAATACCTAGGTGTATTTTATCCATGGGGTTATTCAAGTGACAACTTAGGTAATAATATTGTTGTTCCTCCAAGCCATATGATGTTACGTACAATCGCTCTAAGCGACAATGTTTCATATCCATGGTTTGCACCAGCAGGTACACGTCGTGGTGGTATTACTAACGCAAGTAGCGTAGGGTATGTTGATGCACAATCAGGCGAATTCCGATCAGTAGCATTAAACACTGGACAACGCGATACATTGGCAGCAATTAAAGTAAATCCAATTACATACATCACAGGTACAGGACTTGTTAACTATGGTCAATATACTCGTGCTAAAAACGCAAGTGCGTTAGATCGTATTAATGTGGCACGTCTAGTAGTTTACCTACGTAGACAGTTTGCACAACTATCTAAACCATACGTATTTGAACCAAATGACAAGATCACACGTGATGAATTAAAAGGTGCGGCAGAAAGTCTACTA